CGCTACGCTTGCTAAGCAGGAAGAGATCCTTACCCAGTTAGATGTGATCCAAACCAAGACAGATACTATCGGATCTGTTGGTGCCATTACTTCCTTGCTGGCTGCAGCAGTTCTCGAACCCGGAACCATTACTTCGTTCCCAGAAACTCTTACGATCGGTGACTCCTACACTGAGCAGAACGGTCGTGAGATCCAGATTCCAATCGTTGACACTAACGGCACACCACTATCGTCTACCGGCTCCCTGAACTTCGCTGACGCTTCTGTTACTTTCACTCTTCAACGATCCGGTGAGACTGACTCCACGCGAGTCATCACAGGCACTGCGACTTTCGTTGATCCTCCGGGTACTGGAACAGGTGCTGGTGCTCCTTACGCTGTCATTGAGCTTCCTGCTTCAGAAACAGCCAAGGGACTCAAGAAGTACAAGTACTCTGGTATTCTGACGTTCCTTTGGACAGGCACAGGAACTGATGTGATGTCCTTCGAAACTGGTACCGTTACATTCGACTCGTAAGATTCGACACACCCCCCATGAACATAGACTCCCTTGAACTGGACACATCTCCAGAATCTACGTACGTACGTGGACCCAGCAAGATAAGAATCCCTGAGACCCTGTACGAACACGGCAAGCTGATCGGCTGGAAATGGAAGGAAATTAATACTGTCAAGTTCATTAAAGGTTTACCAACGTACAACCCATTTGTGTCTGCAGAAGGATATTACTTCGACTGCGAAGAATGGGACAGAATCATTAACTTTATTGTCAACGAGTGCTGCTACCCAGAAGCTGAAAACACAGGGCTACCTTTCATACCAGAGACTTGGCAGTCATGTATTTACGCCAACATGTTTTGCTGGAAACAGGTAGGTACAGATTACCGAAGATACAAAGAGTGCTTTATCTACTGCCCTCGTAAACAAGGCAAGACTACGGCATTCGGTGCAGTCGTGTCACTGATTATGTTCTTCGTGGACAAAGAGAAAAGAGGTCAGTTGTTTTGTGCAGCGTCGGATGTTGAACAGGCTTCAAATAACTTCAGGCACGCACAGTACATGATCGAGAACAACCCTAAGTTGCTATCTCGTTTACGTGATAAGAAAGTATTCAGGTCTACAAGGTCGTTTGAGCATACAGACGGAACCATATTCAAAGTCTTGTCGTCAGTGGCTGATAGCAAACACGGATTGTCTCCCTCATTCGTATACATCGACGAAGTCCACGCCCACCCTAATGCAGAACTTATTGACGTGTTGTTAACTGGAACAGGAGCAAGACGGCAAGCACTGATTGTGTACACAACAACAGCCGACTACGATCGTCCTTCAGTCTGCAACAGTTTGTACGACAAAGCAAAAGCCATCGCATCTGACAAGCAATGGGAGCCTACCTTTCTGCCAGTGATCTACGAAGCCGACATCTCTGACGATTTTCGTTCTGAGAAAGTTTGGATGAAGGCTAATCCAAACTACGGAAAGAGTATCACGACAGAGTACTTTCAACGGCTTGTACGAAACGCAGAAAATAACCCTGTAGAACTTAACCGATTCCTTCGTCTTCACCTTAACGTCCGTACCAAAACAGAAACAGCTTGGATTCCATCCCACATCTGGGCCAACGGAAACGCTAGTCCTGAAACCCCATTACTCTCAATCGTTGCTATCAAAGAATGGATGTCCAAGCACCCATACTGGTGCAACATTGCTAACGACCAGAAATTTACTACGGCAACTTCGGTCGACGTGTACATTGGCCGCTATCAGTTGTACTGGTCGTGGTTTATTCGTCAGGTTGAGTTCCTGCAGGAAGAAGAGTGTTACGCTGGATTCGACAACGCTTCAGTGAACGATATTGCATCACTGAACTTGTGGTTTCCTAAGTACGGTGTTATGCTACATTGGGGCTGGTGTCCTGCAACCTCCATCTACCAGCGATCACAGGAGCAGAACCTACCTTACAGTCAGTGGTGGGAATCAGGTGTCATCAATGCAACATCCCCTTTGGATACAGTCGATGAGAACGCAATCATTACTGCCATGCTCGGGGATGGAAACAACAAAGGTATCCTTTCCCACTTCTCCGGTTGTCGAGAGATATGCTTCGACCGCTGGGGATCACATCATATCTACACCACCCTCAAGCAATACGGATTTCCAGCTAGAGCTTACCCCCAGTCCTTTGCCGGAATGAATGAACCCTGTCGTCGTATGGAAGCGTTGGCTATCGACCACCAATTCCAGCATGGCGGACACCCTGTCCTTGATTGGATGATCGGAAACGTAGTTATCGTACAGTCCAGAGATGGACAACGCAGACCGGACAGATCGAAGTCTACCAACAAGATCGACGGTATCGTAGCGGGGTTAATGGCCATGGGAGCATGGATGTACCCTGAAGTTGAAACCATCACAGAAATCCGTGGTTTGAAATAGGACATCACATGGGCTGGTTTTCTCGCAAACCAAAAGATACTATCTCCAAGACCGCTGTCGGCAACCTCATCGACATCGTGCTCAACACCACAGGTACGCTGTCGTGGAAGAACCTGTTCGGCGTACTGAACCACGAGAAGCAGTATACCAACAACACGACTGCTGCTTTGAAGCTGTCTGCTGTCAAGTGTGCTATCGACATTTACACTGGCATGATTGGTTCTATCCCACGTCGTATGTACGCACTGGAAGCTGGCTCACAAGCCAAGACTAAAGTCGTACCAACAACGGACAACCCAGCATCTCGTATCTTCTCCCATTACTTTCATCCAGAACTATCCTCCGACGACGGTCTCCTGACAATCGTCTACGATGTTCTGATGGATGGTAATTGTTACTTCTACCGAGAGCGTGACCAACAAGGCCGCACATCCCGCCTGTACTACATTCACCCATCCAGAATTACCCGAGGAAACATCTCTCGTGCCTCTGGTCAGGAGCAACTGTCCACAGGTCGTAAAGCAGTCCAAGGCGAACTCCTGTACCGCATTGACACAGGCGTCTCCTCCCGCGACATCCGTACAGAGCCTCTGCTGCTGCCTAAGAGCGACATCGCCCACTTCAAGGGTAAAGTCCTCGATACGGAATACCACCGTGCTATCGGCTTCGTAGAGTGCTCTGAGGTGTCTCTGGATCTATACCGTGCTTCTGAGGAGTTCGGCTGGAAGTTTTACAGTCGTGGTATCGCTACGCAGATGTTCCTGACCACAGAGAACCGACTGGCTCCTGAAGTCCTGAAGCGTCTCGAAGCTAACTTCACAGACGACCCCAACGCTCCACTGGAGGACATCTTCCGTACCCGTATCCTCGAACAGGGACTCAAGCCTGTTCACATGGGTATCCCATTCCAGCATCTCCAGTTCATCGAGACTCGTGCCTTCAGCGTGGAAGACGTAGCTCGTGGGCTGAACATCCCCCCTGCTCTGCTCCACAGTTACATGGGAACCAAAGCTGGTGATGCTGATCTGTCACAAGCAGTAGCCTTGTTCGTCCAGACTGGTATCGGCCCATTACTCTCACGTATTGCAGGTCAGTTCAAGTCGGAGCTTATTCCTCTGCCATCTCAGATGCTGTACTGCTTCGAGTTCGAGTTACTGTACCTCTACCGTAACGTCATCGACAAGTTTACTACTGCTCTCAGAAACTTGTTCGAGATCGGCTTCATCGACAGGACTTATGGTGCTGGTCTGCTCGGTATGCACATTGACCCTAACGACGAGTCAAGTTCATTGCGTTACGTTCCTGTTAACCTGATGACCGTACAGCACTCCCTGCATCTGGAGGAAGGTGCTGACCTTGCCAATGACATGGCCGAAGCTCAGATTGAAACCACCAAGAAGACTAACGAAGGTATGGTTTCTGCCGAAGAGCATGCAGCAGTCACGGAGAAAGCTGAAGCAGCCAAAGCTCCATCAGGAGGCAAGATGGATAAGTCTCCTTCGGGCGACAACATCGACAAGCGTATTCGTAATGCTGAAGAGAGAGTCAAGTCAGCATTTCTCAACGTCATCAACGGCTTGAAGCAGTACGAGACTCGTGTCCTCGATCAGAAGAAGCAGTCTCGTCCTGATGACTTCGATGCTGCCAAGGCTGAGTTCTACAACGATAAGTTCCACGGAATGCTGATGGACCAGCTAGCACCTTGGAAAGACCTGATCACCATTGGTCCATCAACTCTGGACAACGTCGTCGCAGATTGGGTATCCAACCAGAAATCACCAGAAGGAATCGACAATGAAGTCACTTGTATTGAATCGTAAGCAGTTGCCTTCTGGTGAAACACTGGAGTGCAAGGTCACCTTCAACAAGGCTGACGAACTGCTGATCTACGACATCATCATGCCTCAGAAGACATACGATGGTGAGACGTTCAACTTCGCTACACCCGCCGATGTTACAGACTTCCTGAAGGACGCACCACGCGACTTCAACGTCCGTATCAACTCTTCAGGTGGTGAGGTTGGTGCTGCTCTGGCAATGTACAACCGCTTGCTGGAACATCCCGGAAAGGTTACAACCATCGTTGACGGATACGCATTCAGTTCTGCTGGCTGGCTGGCACTCGCTGGTTCAGAGCGACAGATATGTAATGGCGGTCTGTTCATGATGCACAACCCGTACCTGTACGCTAAGATCGACTCACTCAACGAGATCCAGAACGTACAGAACCGCTGGGAGTCTCACCGCAACAGCATCGTAGATATCTTCACTACCAGAACTTCTATGAACGAGGCTCAGGTGAAGACACTTATGGAAGCTGAGACTTACATGTCTGCTTCAGAAGCTGTTACAAACGGCCTGTTCCACTCTGTTCGAAACGCTAAACCTGATACTGCCATCCTTAACTGTCTGCACATCCCAGACACAGTCAAGAACCGAGCAGACATATCTATTGCACAAAATGTAGTAGACGTAAATGCTCTTAGAATTAGAGCTTTGAATCTTCGAAAGAATTTTGCAATTAAGTAGTTGACGGGTTTCCGTCATGCTGTTATTCTTACCGTGTCAAAGGCTATGCCCACAGCAACGCACATAAGCAGAAGCCAGATGCCACATCACAATCTAGGAGGTTTTGTCATGGCTTCTGCCATCGCTAATCGCGTACTCGTCTTCAACGATACGCCTGCTAAACACGACGACATCACGAAGATGACCGTCAACCAGCTTCAGGACGAACGAACTCGTCTCATTACTGTCACCGAAGTCTTCGATGCCAAGGGTGATAAGCTCTCATCTGAAGACGCTCAGGCTTACTCAGATGCTGTGGATCGCATTGAAGCGGTTCAGAATGCACTGAGCAAGACTCCTGCCGGTCTCGCTGAGCGTAAGGCTGCACTGCTCGCCACGTCTCGTATTGCCAATGCGACAAGTGGGCTAACCTTCGACTTCTCCAAGGGCGTACATACTCGCCCAGCATGGGAAGACGACAAGGAGAAGTTCGGCTTCAAGAACCAGCAGGAATACCTCGGTGCTGTTGTCAACGCCTACAAGTCCCGCAGTCCAGAAGCAATCGACCCACGGTTGAAAGCTGCTGTGATGGACGCAGTAGGATCTGACGAATTCAGCAAGGCCAACTGGGAAGCAGCAGGTATCACCGTACCTCGTGGCTTCATCAACACGGTCATGCAGCTTGAGCCAGAAGCTGACCAGCTTACGAGCAAGATGACTCGTATCCCGATGACCGCTCCAACGGTTGACATTCCTGCCCGAGTTGACAAAGACCACAGCACTTCGGTGACTGGTGGATTCCGAGTCTACCGAGGTAAGGAAACTGCTGCTCCGACGCTCAGCAAGAATGCCATGGAGATGATCTCTCTGAAGGCACATGAACTGAATGGTGCTGCTGCAGCTACTAATCAGTTGATGTCAGACAGTCCTCTGTCTATCGCTGCTCTGATTGATCAGGGTCTGCGTCAGGAAGCTCGCTCTTACCGCATCAACGAACTGTTGAATGGTAATGGTATCGGTCGACCTCTGGGTATGCTGCACGCCAGCAACGAAGCACTGTTGACTGTACTCCGTGAAAACGGTCAGGCTACGACTGTTATCGTCAACGGCACCAACATCCTCAAGATGCGTCAGCGAGTCTGGGGCTACGAGAATGCAGTATGGTTGTGCTCTCTGGACTTGTTCCCGACGATCGCAACGCTGCACATCGAGTCGCCAAACAACGCTGGCCTCGTGAAGCTGTTCTACCCTGCTGACTCTGCCAACCCAGACATGCTGCTTGGTCGTCCAATCATCTGGACAGAGTACATGAACGGTATCACCAGCGGTCAGGATGGTTCAGCCATCAGCGAGTGGAACGACAACTTCCTCGCTTGCGTCAACCCAACGCAGGTACTGTACGGTGAACGCGGAACTGGTACGCTGACACGCAGCATCCATGTACGCTTCCTCGAACGAGAAGAAGTCTTCCTCTTCACCAGCTTCGACGATGCTCGTCCGTGGTGGAAGTCAGTGCTGACTCCTGCCAAGGCTGGTCTGACTCTGTCACCATTCGTTGTCCTGTCCAAGACGACTGCATAGTTCATGCAGGTTTGAGGGGCATGTAGTAAGGTTCACCTGAACCATGCCCCTCTCCCTTCCGTGTTTCGATTCTTCTCCTGTACAGGAACAAATACTATGGCTACTCAGAAGTTCACTCACTTGTCCTCTAAGAGCTTAATCAAAGCTCTGGGGACGCTCACCATGAACGGGAGCATCGGTAATGCTCACGTCATCGACATCCTGTTCGACAAAGCCATGCTGGTCATCAACGATGCTGACCTGACTGGTGCTTTGACCGTTACAGTTGCTGGTTCCACCGCTGCTGACGGCTTGAGCGGTTACACGACCATCAAGACCTGCACCTTCTCTGCTGCTCTGGCCAACATGGACATGGCAGTCGAAGTCGACAGCGAAGAAGTCAGCTACGCTCAGGATGCTGCTGGCGTTGTCTTTCTGTCAGTCGTATTCCGATTGACTGGTACCAACGCCAACACGCTGGATGCTGCTGTTCAGGTTACAACCCTGCACCAGTACAGCGACCTGACTCCAACCGGAACAGGCGTCACAGCCTAACGATACTTGTTGCCGAAGGCTTAGTGTGTCTGCGTGGCACACGACTCTACACTAAGCCCCGTCCCTGACGCCAGAGCCATAAGCGGGGTAGCAACAATAACTCACCATCTTCGGATGGAAACAGCCGCAGTACAGTTCAGGGGGTGGCTGTACTGCGGTTTGTCTTTTGGAGATCATTCATGCCGATGTACGTTGATCTTGCCAGTGAAGC